CACGCGAGCGGCGCTACATCCGCAACCGCTACGGCCCGAAGCGCATGGAGCAGACCGAAGCGTACATCGAAGCGACGCGGCGCGCGGACGGCACAACGCCGAACAGCTCTGTCAATAGTGCGAAGGTTTCGGCGTGCAGGATGGACAAGCGGCTGCGGTCCCGCCCGGCGCTCTGGGCTGACATCATGGCGGCGGCAGAGATCGACGACTACGCAATCGTCCACGATCTCAACTGGGCGCGTACGGCGACGAAAACGGAGTTCTACCAGGGTGAAGCGATTGCTGAAGTGAATGACAACGCGACGCGCGTCCGGGCGCTCGAGCTCATGATGGAGCTCCTCGGGCGGAAGAAACCACTCGAGCTCACTGGCACTCTGACCGTGCGCTATGAGGCTGACACCGATGCAGGTTTTGTCAAACGCACCGGTAGCGATGAAGCATAGCGCGAAACAACTCGAGGCCCTGGCGCTCCTCCACGGACCGGCGCGGTACGTCATGCTGTACGGAGGCACGCGCAGCGGCAAAACCCGCGTGTACGTCGAGTGGCTCATGCGAGCCTGCTGGTATTTCCCCGGCCTCCGAGTCTTGTGCGCCCGCTTCCGCCGCAAGCACGCGAAGGATACGCTTTGGCACGAGACGATCCTCTCCGAAGTCCTTCCGACCCAGGAGCCCGGGATCGAGGCGAAGGAATCAGACCTCATGCTCCGCTATCCACAGGGGTCGGAGTTGTGGGTCGTGGGCACCGACGACAAGGCGCGTGTTGAGGCGATCTTGGGCCGCGGCGTTGGCGCGCTGTATTTCAACGAGGCGAGCCAGATCAGCTACGACGCTTTCACCATGGGGCGCACGCGGCTCGCACAGGTACTATCGCCGAATCACTACGGCATTGCTTGGCGACACAAGTGTCTCGTGGACTGCAACCCCCCTGGCCCTGGCCACTGGACGCATCGCGTATTCCTCGATCACATCGAGCCGCGGAACGGCAAGCGCCTGAATCCCGAGCAGTACGTGGCTCTCCAGATCAACCCGATGGATAACGCGGAGTTTCTTCCGCCAGGCTTCATCGAATCGCTCGACGATCTGCCGGAGCTCGAGCGCATGCGCTTCAAGCTCGGGATGTTCGTACGTCCCGGCGGCATCGTGTTCCGTGATTTCGGGCCGGAGTGTTTGTTCGCCGACGACGCCCCCTGTGAGCGCTGGGTCGTGGGTGTAGACCTGGTGACGTACGCCGCAGTACTCATCGGTCTCTCTCGCTATCGGCGGAAGGACAAGATCAGGCACCGCGCATGGGTACAGGCCGAGCTCCGCGATCTGGACGCGACGAGTCACGGCTTCAACGAGCGCATGCGCGAATCATGGGGCCGCTACGGCTACCGGGCATACATCGATCACAATCTCGGGCCGGCCGGTACGCGAGAGTTCGACAACGCGATGTTGGCAGCGAAAGGACCGGGGAGTCTTGAGGCTGGCGTGAGACTCATCCAGGGTATGCTGCACATGGGAGAGCTCAGGATTCACCAGTCGTGTACCGCGCTCCAGTACGAGATCGAGAACTACCGGCGCGACGATGATGGCGTGCTCGTTGAAGAAGACGATCACCTGATCGCGGCTCTGCGCTACGCGCTCTTCAGCGCGATCGGCAAGGGTCGCACGATCGAGGCCTCGTGAACGGGAGGGGAATGTGGAAGAGATCAAAGCCCACCTGATACTTGATCGGAAAAGCTTTTCCGTGCTGCGGCGCGATATGCCGGGAGATGGGACCGACCTGCTACCACGGACGAAGTTCAACTATTCGGCGGAGGTCGGCAATGGGCTCTCTTCCGCGCTCATCATCGCCGTTGTGCTGTGGATCGTGCGGGCATTCTCCGAGGCGCCGCTCGCGATCCGCGATCCGAAGAGGGAGATGAAGCACGATCACCCGCTCCTCGATCTGTGGCGCCGGCCGAATCCCTGGTACGGCGAGCGGATTCTCCGTGGCGCATTGGCTGCGGACTACACGCTTCACGGCAACGCGTATCTGTGGATCTCCGAGCGCGATGGGGCGAAGCGGCCCGCCCAGCTCGTGTATCTCCCGTGCTCCTCCATCGCGCCGAGGGGAACGGAGACGGAGCTCATTACGCACTACGATCGGTCCGGAACGCGCGATTCGATTCCCCTGGCGGATATGATTCATTTCCGCCAGGGCCTTGATCCCCTGGACATGAAGCTCGGTCTCTCGAAGCTCCGCGCCCTTTTCCGTGAGGTGTTCACGGACGACGAGGCCGCCAACTTCACCGCGAGCGTCATGCGGAACATGGGTTTCGCTGGTGTCGTCGTCCAACCGGAGGCCGAAGGGGACACGTTTGCGCCGAAGACACGCGAGCGGTTCAAGCGCTATTTCCGCCGCATGTTCCGCGGTGATCTCCGCGGCGAGGTGCTCGTGACGTCGGCTCGCGTGAAGATCGGCTCGCAGGAGATCGATCTCTCGAAGCTCGATCTCGGCGCACTTCGAGACATCCCCGAGGAGCGCGTGACCGCGGTCACTGGCGTGCCGGCGGCCGTCGTAGGATTCGGCTCCGGGCTTCAGCAGACGAAAGTCGGCGCAACCCTGGAAGAACTCAGGAAGCTCGCGTACAACAACGCGATCATCCCGATGCAGGCGGACATGACGGAGGAGCTCACGCGCCGCCTGCTCCCGGAGTTCGAGACGAAGGACGGCTACGCCGTTGCCTTCGACAACTCGGAAGTGCAGTCCCTCCAGGAGGACGCGACGAAAAAGGCGGATCGGTACACCAGGCTCTATCAGGCCGGCGTCATCACGCGCGCGGTTGCGCTCCGGGCTATCGGTGAGGAGGCGACGCCTGCGGATGAGGTGTACCGGACAAGTATCGCAGACGTGTTTGTGCGAGCAGGCGAAGAGCCGATACAGATTCAGACGACGACCGAAGAGAATGGTTCGGAAGAGGAGACGCCCGAGGAGGTCGCCGCACCGGCCCCAAAGCTCCGCTACCCTCCGACGAAGAGTGCGGCTGGGCTACGCAGGCAGCGGCTCGACCGGCGGTTCATCGCCGATTTCGAGACGATCTCCCGGCGATGGGCGGGAGAGCTGCGCAAATATTTCGAGGGGATCGGCGAGGAGATTGCCCAGGCGTGGCTCGCAGAGCGGAAGGGCTTTGGTGGGAACGGCCACATGAAAGCTGAGCCTGACGAGACACTCGACCTGGAAGCGGAACGGAGACTCATCGACATGCTCATCCTCGCGCATCCCCCGACAGCGCTCGACTTCGGGTCGCAGTATCTCCGCATCGCGAAGCGCACTGTCGCGGGGATCGAAAGCGTCATGCGGCTCGGCGTGATGCTCGACGAGCCAATGGAGCGGGAGATCCTCGAGCTTGGAGGCACGCGCCGAGGGCTGATCGACATGACCCAGGAGACGCGGGACGCGATGTTCAAGGCATTGGCCGATGCACGTGCCGATGGTCTTGGAGTCGACGCAACGGCCCGCCGGCTCAGAGACGGGATCGCAGCGGGCCCATGGCCGGACGTGCAGACGCGGGCCAGCGTGATCGCCCGCACGGAGACAAAGCATGCGCAGAACGCTAGCAGCATGGAGGCGTACCAGCGAGCGGAGCACGTCACGGGCATCCAAGTATTCGATGCTCAACTTGGAGATACCGACGCGCCGTGCATGGCGATCAATGGCAAAGTCGTGAGCAAGCAGGAGGCGGGGAGCATCGAGATGCTCGAGCACCCGAATTGCACTCGATCTTTCGCTCCGGTAGTCGGTTGATGGATCGCACCGACCGCAGCATCCTACTCGCGGAAATCGACCGCGCGCTCTCCGAGATTCAAGCGCCGGCGTGGGGGAGGATCATGCTCGAGCTTGCCATCATGGATGGCCGCGTGGTGCGGGTCGATACGAACGTCCGGCACACAAGAATCCTCCGGGAGGAGTGCGTATCGGACCCCCTTGACGAGACAACCACTTGGCGGTAGAGTAGCTGGTAACGGCACCCGAGCTGGCGAGAATAACTCGAGGGGAGGGCGCCTTCGGAGACCGAGACGAATCGACATGACCCTTGGGCACACGGACCCGGGGGCCGACGCTGACGGGAACAACCCGAGGCGGGCTGAGCATCACGCAAGGGGCGTGGTGTCGAGCCCGCTTTTTTGTTTGCCCCGTCTCGAGGAGACCGGTGGAGCACAAGAGCTGGAAGCCCGTCGACCTCAAACTCGACAGCGATGGTGAGGGGACATTCCGCGCGGTGTTCGCGACGCTCGAAGCGTGGGACTCCCAGGGCGATTGGACCGAGCGCGGCGCCATCGGCATGCAGAAGGTTGTGATCAGCCAGTGGAACCACGGCTCGTGGGACCGCGGGGTCCAGGGTCTTCCGATCGGCGTGGGCGAGATCCACGAGGATGGCAACAAAGCGATCGTCAAGGGTGAGTTTGATCTCGGCGACGAGGACGCGCTCCGGACATACCGCAAGCTCAAATACCTCGTGGAGAAAGATCGCAACGTCGAATGGAGCTACGCACTCCCTGACGTGCAATGGACCATGGGCGAGCGCGAGGGGCGAACCGGGCGCATCATCCAGAAGGTGAGCGTGCCCGAGGTGAGCCCGGTGCTCCTCGGCGCCGGCGTGGACACGGAGCTTGTGTCGATCAAGAGCGACGATGCCAAACCAATGACGCCATCAGACAACGAGACCGAGAGCCACTTCATGGATCGCTGCATGCGTCACTACATGGACGGTGGGCGAGATCAGGCGCAAGCTTCCGCGATTTGTCACCGGGAATGGAGCGGCAAGGCGAAAGAGCCGCCAAAAAATGGTGCGAGCAAGAGTCTCATCGACCTCCTCGATGAGGCATGTACACAGGTGAAGAAGGCCGCCCGTGGGGCGGTCGTTGCCCGAGCCCTGCGCGAGGCAGATGGCAAGGGCTTGTCGAAGACGAAACGGGAGCGCTTGGAACGGCTCCGGGCCGAGTTGCGCGATGCAGACTCGTTGCTCGGCAAGCTGCTCGCCGCATCTCCGGAACCGTGCGATGCGTCCGAAGAGCTGCGGAAAATCGAAGCCGCACATGAGGAAAGGAAACGGGTATGCCACTGAAACAACTGGTCGAGAAGCGGAACGAGCTCGCTGCGAAGCAGGCGAAGCTCGAGGGGATTTTCACGGAGGGCCGCGGGCCCGATGGGAAGGGGAAGGACATCGATCTCGATCTCATTACGTCGATCAAGGGCACGCAGAGCGACAAGCTCAATGAGATCCGGAAGCTCAACGACGACCTGAACGCGATCGGCCAGGAAGTCGAACGGCTCATCGTGGTCGAGAAGGCGGCTGAGCGCGTGCAGGAAGAGCATGGCGTGAAGCCGACTCCCGTGACGCCCGTGAAGTTCGTCGAGCAGCCCGGCGCGGACAAGAGCTTCGGCGACATCTTCGTCGAGAGTGATGCGTACAAGGAGTGGCGCCCCGGGCGGAAGAACAACAGGATCTCCTGCGAGATCAAGGATGCTCTGCGGCCGTTGCTCAAGACAACGTTCTCGACGAGCGCCGGCTGGGCTCCCGAGAACCTACGCACCGGTCGCATCATCGAGGAGGCCCTGAGGCCGCTCCAGGTTCTCGACACGATCCCCCCGGGGACGACCACGCAGGCGGCCGTGGTGTACATGGAGGAGACGACCGTCACCTCTGCGGCGGCCGAGCGCGCTGAGGCCGCGGCCTACGCGGAGAGCACGCTGGCGCTGACCGAGCAGACCAGCACGGTGCGATCGATCGGCACGTCGCTCCCCGTGACCGACGAGCAGCTGGCCGACGTGCCACAGGTCCGGAGTTACCTCAACATGAGGCTCCCGAACCTCGTGCGCCGCAGGCTGGACGGACAACTGCTGACCGGCGACGGCATCGCGCCCAACCTGGACGGCATCAACAACGTGTCCGGCGTGCAGACGCAGGCGCTCGGTGCCGACCAGGTGCCTGACGCGATGTACAAGGCCATGCGCCTCGTGCGCGTGACCGGTCGCGCCATGCCGAACATCGTGTACATGCACCCCACCGACTGGCAGGGTGTGAGGCTCCTGCGCACCAACGACGGCATGTACGTGTGGGGCAATCCCAGCGAGGCCGGCCCGATGCGGATATGGGGCGTGCTCGTCGACGAGACGGATGCGCAGACGCAGGGCACTGGCCTTACGGGTGACACCACGTACACCCAGCTGTTCATTAGGCAGGACGTGATCGTCGAGATCGGCCTGGATTCGGACGACTTCACCAAGGGCATCCAGACCGTGCGGTGCGGTCTGCGGGCCGCTTTCGTGGTGTACCGGCCGGCGGCGTTCTGCCAGGTCACGGGCATGTGAGTGTAGCGGGCGGCTCGGTTGAGCCGCCCACAGCCATCCGACGAGAAGGAGTAATAGGATGGGCATTCCGGCATACGTCTACGGGTTCAAGAGCTTCGGCAAGAAGACCGAAGCGGCTGGCACGATCATCCAGAGAAACGTGCCCGGCCAGGACGGGCGATCGCTCGCTCTCATGGAGCTTCTGGTCACGACTCAGGGCACGGCGCACACACTGTCGCTGATGTACGCGGCCGGTACCGGCACGCGGATCGCAGCGGCCCAGGCCGAGGCGAGTGGCCAGGCGACGCTTCTGTGCGATGCCGCTCCGAAGGACCCCGCGGGAAACGCGGCGGCCTCCGGTGACGTGATCGCCTACCAGCTGAGCAATGGCACGTGGGAGTTCAACACCGTCTCGTCTCTGGCCAGCAACGACATCACGCTGACCAACAACATCGGGTCTCCGGGCATCGCGCTCGGCGGCAAGGTCCGCATCATGGGCGTCGTGGCTGATGGAGCGGTGATCCAATTCCCCCTCGCGGCCAGCACGGACAACCACTACGGCCTCGGCGAGCTGGTGGCGGTCCACCCGTACCCGAGCGATCCGTGGGTGCTCCAGATCGACAACGGCACGGCCGCGTCGACGCTGAAGAACGCGGTGTTCGCGTACATCAACAAGGACGGTGGAGGCGCCTGATGAAGGCACACGCACGACTCTGGATTGACGCCGGCGGCAATCTCTGCGACAGGCCGCCCGGGGCTGGGCTACTCATCGCCTCGGCCAAGGGCGCGGACATCCGGCAGCGGTTCGTGGATCGCTACCACCTCACGCAGGAGGGCGGCGTGGTCAGGCAGAACGGGAAGGACCCCCGGTCGCCCGAGAGCACGATCCCGTTGCTCGTGGCTGACCGGGACCTGTTCGTCACCAGCGATGGCGTGCTCGTGGACGCCAAGCCGGAAAGAGGCGGGATGAAGATCGCTGACGCCAACTGGAAGATCCCCCGGGAGTACGAGCAGGGGTACAACCTGGAGATGCGCGACGGGAAGGTCGTGCAGAAATCCGTACCGAAGCCGCCGAACAAGTCCATCGAGGACTCGCCCAACAAGAGCGGAGGCCCGACCCTGAACACGCGCCGCGGGAGCAGGAGTAGCCGGTGAGCACTCTGTCCGTCGCCGAGCTCCAGGCCCAGATCGAAACCGATCTCGACAGTAGTACGCTCACCCAGATCATCGACGCCGTTGAGCGCGATATCCAGGAATGGGCCGGCGCGACGGCGGCGGAGGTGCAGGAGTTCGACGAGACCGATCTCATCGCGGTGATTCGTCTCCCGATACAGGCCGCGAGCATCACGAGCATCGTGGAGTACACGGACGCCGAGCACGCGCCGACGAAGACAACGCTCGCGTCGAACGACTACGAGCTTTCGACGGACGGCTGGGAGGTGCGGCGGAAATCGACTGGCACGAACGCGCGCGACACCTGGGGGTGGCATCTTGTCGTGACCTACGCGCCGGCGACGGACACGGCGCGGAGGAAGCAGGTCGCGATCCAGCTTGCCCGCCTCGAGATCACACACTCCGGCTACGGCTCGGAGCGGATAGGAGACTGGTCGGCGCAGGGCCGAGAGCTCCGCAAAGAGCGGGCGGAGATTCTCTCTCGGCTCGACGAAAGCTTGGTGAGCTGATGGACGCGCACGCATCCGAGATTCGATGCATCGCGAGCGAGCGCAGGCTGGGGCGATTCGTGGTCGATCAGCGCCAATGGCAGCGGATGGACCTCAGGATCGCGCGGCGGATTCAGGCCTCGTTTCTAATCGTCGCCGCGGTGCCCGTGAAGGACAAGCCGTACCTGTCGGTCTATACGGCACACTCGCACCTCTTCGATCGGCTCGAGCCGAAACAGGAACCCCCAGAGTATCGGGTCACGACCTCGCAGGACGGGCTGCGCATCAAAGCAGAGCGCGGAGAGATCGCCGAGGCGCCGCCCCAGGAGACGGCTCTCGATCGCATGGAGCGCACGCTCCAGGAGGTGGGATAGATGGCCGATGTCAGGCTGACGCCTCAGGACCTCAGTACCACGGGCGCGACCACGACCAGGACCGCGATCTCGACAGGCAACACCTACAAGATCCGCATTCCGCCGGGTGGCGTCGTGCTCAACTGGCGCAAGACGGGCGCCGGGACCGCGACAATCACGATCCAGACTCCAGGCACCGTGGATGGCCTCGCGATCGCGGAGCGGACCGTGAGCGTGCCGGCCACCACGGGCGATGTTTGGGGGGCCTACAAAAAGGGCCAGGGATACGACGATTCTTCGGGTGATCTCAACTTCACCACGGATGAGGGGACCGGCCTCACATGCGCGGTCGGGCAGGCGCTGGGATGACACCAGAACATGCAGAGAACATCCGGCGCCTCGCGCATGAGGAAGTCGGAAAGCCGAAAGCAGAGCGCTATGTTGAGGAAGCGGAGGGCGAGTACAACGCCGTGGGGCTCCCGTCGATCCCATCTGAGATCGTGTCGGTCGTCGACGAGGATGGCGAGCTCCAGCATCGTGTGGTCGGACAACAGATCGTGTTCGATCGCCGACCCGTGCCGCCTGTAGTGATCGAGTACATCTCCGTGTCAGAGGGGGCGCGGTGGAAGGCCGCACTCGAGAACGCAATCAGGAGGCTGTCGAAAGAATGAGCGCTCGGCAGCGGATGACGATGCGACTCTATCTCCAGCGCAACAGCGCTGCGGCGAATGCTTTCGGGGAACCGACACCTCCAACGTGGGGGGCGCTCTCGACGACGCCGGGATACGTCTGGGTCGACGCCGAGGATACCCGAAATAATCCAGCAATGACCGTGGTGTCGAGCTACTACCGCGCCATCGTCCCGATCACCACGAGCGTCCTCGAGACTGATCGCGTGGAGAAGGTCCAGAATCGCGCGGGTTCGCAGCTCTTCGGCCTCATGGACATCGACGCCGTGATCCGGCGCAAGGACCATCTCGAGATTCGTCTCCGGGGTGCCGCATGAGTCTCCAGTGGCAGGGCGAGCAGATCGATCGCCGAGTGATCGGTGCGGTACTCGGCGGGATGGACGAGACGATGGCCGCGTGCGTCGTCACGGCGAAACAGGACTACCGCCCAGGCCACGGGCTCGTGACGGCCGTCCTCCAGGGCTCGATCCAAATGCGGCCGGCAGAGATGCGGGAGGACTACGCGATTGGTTACTGGGGCTCGTTCGACGTGGACTACGCGATCTATGTCGAAATGGGAACGGCCCGCATGGCGGCCCAAGGACAGCTCCGGAAGGCTGCCGATCAACACTACCCACTCCTCGGAGAGCGGATCCGCAGGAGGCTTGCCGCATGACTTCGGTACTCGAAGCGCTCATCACGTACCTCAAGACCATTGCGGCGCTCACGACCCTCGTATCGACGAGGATCTACGGGGGCGAGCTCCCCATCTCTGAGGTCGCGAGCATGCCGCGGAAACTCGTGATCGTGCGGCTCGCTGGCGGCCTCGAGGTGTTCCGGAGCGCTCGGCTCTCCCGGGTCCGCGTCGACGTACTCTCTCACGGCGAGGGGTATTACGAGGCGGACCAGGTGGATCGTGCGGTCTGTGAGGCTCTGATGGCCATCCAGCGCACAGCGGCATCGAGCACGCTCCTCCAGAGCGCCGGCTACGGCGGGGCGTTTCAGCTTAAGGAGCCGGAGCACGGCTGGAAATACTACGCGAGGACCGCACTCATCGTGTACGACGAGAGGACGGCAGCATGATTACGCTCTGGGACCGGAAGATGGGCAGCCTGCGAGATATCGAGCGCGCCGGCCGGGAGGACTCGGGATCGCTTGCGGCGAGCGAGCGGTACGTCGCGGATTGTCTCCGCGTGGCGGACGCGTACTCCGCGGGGGTGCTCATCCGCCGCGGCGAGGCTGCGGGCTGGCGTCTGTGGCTCACGGATGATGGGCTCGTCGAGCTCTGGGCGCCGCCGAAGGGCAGAGAGCAGTCGCCGAGCTACACGATGCGGAATGAGACGATGAGGCGGGCGCTCCTCGCGCGCGGTGTGAAGCCGCTCGCGTCGCTGCGCCACAGGACACTGTCTCTGGCGGTCCAGAGATTCGGTATGCAGAGCTTGTAGGAGGCAACCATGGCCACGATACCGCGTGAGATCGTAGTGGGGCCGCTCGACATCTGGCTGGCGGCTTCAGTGGAAGCGGAGGCCGCGGTCAACACGACTCCCTCCGGCAACTGGGCGCTCCTCGGCACGAACGCCGACGAGAACTACACTGAAGACGGAATCACGATCACCCACTCTCAGACGATCCGCCAGACGTTTGCCCTGGGTGAGACTGGCCCGCTCAAGGCCAACCGCCAACAGGAGCAATTGACCATCAGCCTCACGCTGATGGACATGTCGATGGCGCAGTACACCAAGGCGCTCAACAACACAACGCCGTCAACGGGCGCGGGCCCGAACATCGATTACATCGGGCTCCGACGTGGGCCCGACGTGACGGTGCTTTCGCTCATCGCCAAGGGCGCGGGCATGTCGCCATCGGGCAACTTCCCGATTCAGCTTTACAGCCCGCGGGTCTATCAAAGCGCAGACCCCGCCCCGGTGTTCTCCAAGACTTCGGACGCGGGGCTCGCCCTCGTGTGGACGGCGCTCGTCTACCAGAGCGCAGCCACCGCGGAGCAGCGTTTCGGGCGCTGGGTTGTGCAGACAAGCTGAAACGATCAGCGAGGAGGAGGGATGGGAGACAACAACGGCTCGGAGTACTTGCTCGATCTGAACACGGCGGAGGTACTCCCGACGATCAGGATCGATGGCGAGGCATATCCCCTGCGGATGGATGCGGAGTACGCGGAGCTCCTGCGGCTGCGGGACTTCGGCAAGCGCGTGCAGACGCTCACGCGCGCTGAGGAGCGCACGGAGCAGGAGGAGACGGAGCTCCGCGATCTCGTACGGAAGCAGGTCCGCTCCGTCCTCAAGGCGCCCGACGAGGTGCTCGGAAAGCTCTCGGACATCCAGCGCGTGCGGATTGTCATGGCGTTCAATGACCAACTTGAGGGTCGGCTGGGCCCTACGAAGGCCCCTTCGATGATCTCGCACGGCTCAGGAGATTCTACGGCGGCTCAGTAGCCGAGTGGCTACACCTCCCGTGGCCGATCGTCCGCGCCCACCTCCAGATGGTGCGCGCCCTGGCCGCCGAGGAGAGTCTGCGGCACGTAACGGAGGTGGCTGCCGGCATGGGTCTCATCAAGGATCATCAGCGCAACGCGATCCTCAATGCATGGCGCCGCGAGGCCAACATGGCACGCCGTCGCGGACGCACTACGCTCGATGATCTCGTGGCGCCGGGGCTGCCCATGGTCGAGGTGAAGGCGTGACCGAGAAACTCGGCGCAGCAGTCCTCGAGCTCCGCACGGATCAGAAGGGCTACGATGAGGGAATGAAGCGCGCCCACACGTCGGCCAAGGAACTCGACAAGACTTTTGGCGGGCTGAAGCAGGCGAGCGGCAAACTCTTCGACGCGCTGAAGGGCGTTGCGGCTGCATACCTCTCGATCCAGGGCGTCAAGAAGCTCGTGGGATTCGTTGACGAAGCAACAAATGCCTTCGAAGCGCAGGACAACGCGCTCACGAGACTCGCTGTCGCGGTGCGCGAAAACCCCGCGCTCAATGGCGACTCGTTCCGCAGGCTCGCAGCGCTTGGGGGAGAGCTCCAGAAAGTAACGATCTTCGGCGATGAGCAGGTGCAGCAAGCGTTGTCGTTCGCCGCGGCCGCTGGACTCACTGAATCACAGATCAAGCGGATCGGCGTCGTCGCCGCAGACATCGCATCCTCGGGCCTCATGGACTACAGCACGGCTGTTGCGCAGCTCTCGCGGACGTACACCGGCTTGGCTGGCACGCTGGGCCGGATCATCCCTGGCATGAACGACCTCACCCAGGAACAGCTCAAGCAGGGGGCCGCAATCGAGATGGTCGCGGCGCGGTATGCTGGCATGGCCGGCGCGATGGCCGAT